AGACAATGCCGATTGCCAGGGCGATATAGGGTAATGGGATGCCAAACATTATTCTGACTCCTGTCTTGCCTGTGCCAATTGCTCGCGCTCATGGTCATCCTCAAGATGGTCCGGTGGCGTGTCTGGTGGTGGCCCAGGGGTCCAAGACTCATCAAGCTCTGGGTTGGTCCAAGTTGGCATTGCCCCAAATGGCTGTGATGGGATGCCATTGGTCTTTGCGTTAAAGCCGTGATTGTTGCTGTATCCATATTGGCCTTGCATGGGCTGGCACATAGGTTGGCCCATGGGTGGTGGCTGCTGCCTAGAAGTCATTGCCCGTTTACCAATAACACCGCCAATGCCGCCAACAATCAATAGAACAATGTCGTTCAGGATCTTTGTGTAAGCCTGGTCAATGGGGGCCATTGATTTGATTGGCTGGGTGACAAAGGTCACTGAGTACAAAAGAGCAATGACGATAAAGAAAAGAATCAGGGTGACAGCAAGCACCACAATGCTCCAGACCCTGACCTCGATCTCTTCAGTTGTTAGGTTTAACTTCGTCAACTTTTTTCTCCAAGATGGGTGCTACCAAGTATTCTGGGCAAGTCTGAGTAAACATACAGCGAGGCTTCTGACACTCAGTCGCATGAAAATTGTCAGGGTTCTGGCACTTATAGCGATATTTCTCTTCGCAGCCAGTCAGCAGTAACAGAAGCAATAGATATCTCATTTGCCTAATCCTATTCTACCCAGCAGTAAATTAACGATTCGGTCCGACAAGTCATCCGGCAAAAATTTGAGCAGCCCAAGAAACCATAAAGCCACACACCCGTAAACGAATATCTTGAGGCATAGGTCAAAGGTCTTTTGATACTCATTCACCGACCACACCTTCTTGTTGTCTCGCAGAATGTCATCAATTCATTCACGCCAATAAACACCAAGAACAAAACAAATGCGCAGCCGCCAATGATCATGGCCAGCTCGTTCATCTCTTGTTCTTTTTCTTTGGCTTTCTTATCTGCGGCTTTCAATGCGCTCAATTCTTTGGCATCTGCCAAGTCCATCTCTGCTTGACGAGCCTTAATCTTGTTCCAAACGTCAATCTTTCCTGTCTGCATAAACAGCATCTTGAGTTCTTCTTCAAACGCTCTAGCTTGTTCTAAGGCCATCTCAATCTGCAAAGCCGTACCCATGTTCGAGCCTTTGCCAGACTGTTTAGCCTGAAGCATAGCTTTGGTAGCTACAGACTTGGCATCGAAAAGTTTGCCAATCATTGGCGCGAGTGAGCCTAAGTCTTGGGCAACACCTGCTGCCTTCTTGACCATGCTGATGGCGCTTTGTATCCCCGCCAAGGCTGTGATTGGATCGATCATTTCTTTTCTACCTTTTTCCACTCAAGGCAAACAACCCTCCTATTGTAAACATCACCGGTCCATGACCACCTGATGCATCTATATTCGGCAACGGCTGCTAGTAAGACCAGAGCATAAATCATGGCCAAAACAAAATGATGACAAAAAACGACCAAACAATGGTCAGGACAAGCAAGGCCGCAGCAATGATTGCTACGGCCCAGTCTTTCATAGCCCGAAAATCTTCTTGACGAATTCGGCAGCCACACCTGGGCCAAATAACACGGCCACGATCACAGCATAGAGAAGATATTCAATCTTTGTCATGCGCTTGTCGCCATCGCGCAGTGACTTGTCGATGTTGTTGTATCTCTCTAAGCAGATCGCTTCATGCACGGCAAGCCTTTTGTCAGTGTCTGCATCCATGATTCATCTTATGGCGCGTCAGGCCATGTGATGGTCCAAGGAAACCCAGACTGGGCAGTCACATCTCTGAGTGCTTGACGATAAGTCGCCCAGGCTGCATCCAGTGTTGTTGCAGTCTCAGCAGCTTTAATGACTCGCCAATCAGATTCAGCCAATTTGCTGTCACGCGTGGAGCGCACAGACTTGGCTTGGTCTGTATCTTTGGCGGCCTTATATTCCGCTTCATTCTCGGCAGCAGTCTTGGCTGGCTCTGTTTCGGTGGCGGGTGTATCTGTAAAGACAGGGCCGAGGATATATTTGGTGTACCACTTACCATCTACTTGCTCGACACCAGAGGCTTGAGAGTATTGGTAAACAGTACCACCAGTAGCTTGTGCGCCTTCAAAGACTACATCAGCACCCAAAGCCGTTAAGACTTCAGTTGTTGTTATGTCCCATGATGGGCCACCATTGGCTTGTTGATATGCACGAAATTCACTTTCGTACATGACTTGTCCAGTTGATTGAATTCGTACTTGCATTTTAATTACCTCAAGCAATTGCTAAAAAGATGAATGTGCCACCACTTGCATTGATGGCAGATGGCGCAGTTGAACTAATCTCAAACCCTGCGCTATAGGTGTCAATGTAGTCGGTATTTGTTACTTCAGCGTCTGTTGTGTTCAATAGTAAGTATGGGTCATTGCCACTCACAATGCCTCGTGCAGTATCCCAGACATACCAATCACCAGTTGAATTTATGCGCTTGATAAGAACAAACCTTGCCCCTGCTGTAAAGCCACAATCAATTTGAAGTGTTGTTCCTGTACCTGTGTATGAGCCTACTTTAGAAACACCCGCAAGTGTGGCAAATAAGTAAGCTACATATATTGAGCCAGAAGCGTTTGTCTCACCCAAAACACCAGAACCACCAACATAAAAGTTTGTTGAAGTTGGAGTTGTGTTAGCCCAAATCGCCCTTGTACCAGAAGCGTTCGGTGAATTAAGAATCATGCGAGTGGTGTTACCAGTTGGCGCAGAGTATGTAACCCAATTTTCAGCATTATTTCTATTCTTAACAATCATCAACTCCGGAACTGCCGCCAAATTATGTGGAATTGCTCTACCTAATGTGCTATCACCTGAATAACAAACTACATCGTGGAATGCTGGCGCACGTTTTAAATTCCAACCACAAACAGTAGCGTTGCTTAAATCTCCTCCTGACGCACTCAAAATACCTAACATTCCACCAAAGTTATAAGTACCAGTTACTGAAGACTCTATGGCAGTTGAAGATGAAGTCATCTGCGCTATAGCTAAACGTGGAATCCAATAAGAACCACCACTAGCCTTTATTCCAGTAATTAAAGTATCAACTGGGAATCCTGCGTTAAAGATTGGCGTAGCTTGGCTAGTTCCAGAACTTCTTGATGCTACTGGCGTAAACACACTTGTCCCACTTGTAGGCACTTTCATTGGGCCTCTACGAATGGCTACGTATATATAAGTTCCAGCTGTAATTCCATCAACTTTAAATCCTGTCGGTGTAATGTTTGCGTTGTATGATGTAGTTGCTTCTGCATTTGTTAAATTTGGCGCAAGAAACTTACCACCTAATGCATCACTAGAAGCGGCATCAGTACCAACCCATTGGCGCATATTATCAATAATTTGCCAATTTCCAGTAATTGAAGATGGTTTTATTAAAACCCATTGAGGCTCGTACCCCAGATTTACTGTTGTGCTATTAGTAAACGACCCACATGAAATCACATTGTCTGTACCAGTTAGGCCAAAGCCTCCTGCGTCATGGGCGAATAGGTAGGCTACATAAGTTCCACCTGATGCGTTAACACTTGCATCAGTTCCAATACTAAAAACTGTGCTTGTTGGCGTTGTGCTATTCCATCTAGTTGCGCTAGTTGCTTTAGCGGCTGTAGTGTTTAAAACAAGGTATTCTGTATTTGCCAATGAACGATGGTAAACCTGCCAATCGCTAGTTGTATCTCTGCGCTTGACAATAATGCAACCAGGAACACTTCCAAGATTGTGAGCAATAGTTGTGTTAGAACCTGTGCCTGTATAAGTCACAATATCAAAAAACTTTGGCTGCTCGCGAAATGTCCATGAGGCAACTAATCCACCATTACTATTTGTAGCACCATTTGCGCCAGCACGAAAGCCGTTATTGTAAAAAGCGGTTACACTTGAATCTACATCTTCAGCGTTAGTTAAATTCGGGTATACCTCTCTGCTTCGACCAGCACTTAAACCTCGAACAGTATCCGATATAACATGGTTGCTGACATAACTACGGCCTTTTTGCCAAACCATCCCACCTTTAGTAGATAAGTCAATGCCGTTAATAATGTCTTGAGTTGATGGGTCATTACCTGTGTAAAGCCATGTGCTAAACACATCCTCAATGTACTGAGGAACAGCAGCCGCACCACCACCAAAGGCATCGTAACTAGCCGCACCAGAAGTTGCTTGTAATGGCATGGTTTAAGCCTTAAATTGTGTGTTGCTTGCCAAGACTGTGAAAGTCGCACTACCTGTCTTGATAATCAAATATCTGTAACTATCAATGCCACTAGCATTTCCCGCAGCAGGCGCACCACCTAACCAACGTGTAGTAACACCAGATGTAGTGCCATCAACTTGAACAGCAGAGTTGTAGTAAGCAGTAGAGCCTTGAGTCACCAAGAAAGCCACAGTCATTGATTGACCTGTACTCATCAAAGTATTTAATGATGTACCGCTAGAGCCTCTGAAGTTAACTGTCCAGTTAGCACTTGCGTTACTTGTGTAATACAAAACAGACTGAGTTGTAATGTCGTAAGCAATCGTGCCAGTAGCTGCCGTTGCTGATACTGTAGCTACCTCTGCTGCATCGTTTAGGACAATGGCTTGAGCAGATGAAGTGCCTGTAAAGGTTTGTGTGGCTGTGAAAGTTGTTGCTGTGCCGGGGGCTACGTAGTCAGTACCCGCAGTCGCATTAGCCAGTGCACCACCCGAGTTGGCTTTAAGAATTGCCGTGCCAGAGGGTGGTGCTAAGTAGTCTGTCCCCGCAGTCGCAGCTGAAATGGCTGTGCCATTTCCTTTAAGAACACCAGTAACTGATGTTGATAAAGTAATAGCTGGCGTGGAAGTCGCAGTCGCTACAGTCCCTGCAAAACCATTGGCAGAAACAACGCTTGTGCTTGTAACTGAGCCAGACCCTGGGCCTGTGAATGCAATTTCAATAGACCCAGCGCCTGGCGTTATGGTCACACCAGACCCAGCAGTCAAAGATGCCTTGGTCAAAGTGTTGCCGGTGCTGTTACCAATCAGCAGCTGTCCATCGGTGTAGCTTGTCTGGCCAGTGCCGCCATTGGCCACTGCCAGTGTCCCAGTAACTCCAGTGGCTAAAGGCACTCCTGTGGCCGATCCTGTGCCGCCATTTGCTATTGGCAACAAGCCAGTCACACCAGTGGTCAAAGGCAAACCCGTTGCATTGGTCAACACGACCGCAGATGGTGTTCCCAGTGCTGGTGTCACCAAAGTGGGTGAATTGGTAAATACCAAATTGCCAGTTCCTGTTTCATCAGTAACAGCAGAAGCCAAATTAGCAGATGATGGAGTCGCCAAGAAAGTGGCTATACCAGCTCCTAATCCACTGACACCAGTGGATATTGGCAGCCCTGTCGCATTGGTCAATGTTGCTGATGTTGGAGTGCCAAGAGCTGGTGTGACAAGTGTTGGCGAATTTGACAACACGTTGTTGCCTGTGCCTGTGCTTGTACCAACACCCGTGCCGCCCTTTGTCACTTTTAACAGTGGGCCAGCATCAAACAATGCATCAATTAAATCGAGGTCAGCATTGACCTTAGTACCCCAAGTGTTTGAGCTTGCGCCAACTTCTGGCTTGGTCAGCAATAGATTTGTGGTGGTGGTATCTGCCATTTTTAGTCCTTAACCAAATGTTTTTGCGCGGGTCAACAAATTGCCGCCAGAAGTTGAGCCTCGATCATCGGCCACTTGCAAGTCGTTTAATGCGCGCTCATAAAGAGTCGCCCACACTTGAATTCTCGCATCATCTTGCAGGTATGGCGCGGCCTGTAATAGCGCTCCATAAAGATATATATCAGGGCTTGATGTCAAAATAAAATTGGTTGCAACACTTGCAGACAGTTTATTTAAATTTGCAAAGTAGACAATTTCAGCCGTATAACTTGCATCAGGCGTTGGCACAAAACGAAATTGAGTGCCAACCACACCAAAAAACTTTGGCCTGCCGCTGGCCGTAAATTTTGTTGATTCCTCATCCAAGGCATCCATTGTCATAAAAGACAAAGGGGTGATTGGGTTTGTGCTGGTCAATTTAAATGCTTTGACTTCTAAAAAGTCAGCAGGCGTTGACTCAAACTCTCCATCCACTGTCAAATTTGACCTGGTCAGCATCTGCCTGGTGCGCAGTGTTCTTTCGATTTGTGCTTCGGCCAGAGAGATAAAGTCGGGAATGGTGGTCGTTAAATCTGAACGATTAAGCCAGTCTGCTATTGAAGTCTTTAACTCTGTGTATGTAGTCAGTGCCATTATTGGGCCTCTTTTTCCATTTCCTCTTTCACAATCCAAGTGTGTTCATGGCGAAACTCAAATGTGCCAATGTGGCCAATTTCCTTTGAGACATCATGGTCGATGTAGACTTTGTAGCCCAGCTCTTGAGCTTTCTTACAAAAGAACACATCTTCTCCCATGTAGCCCCGTGTGGTCTGCCACGGCATATCAAACCATGGCTCGCTCATGCCCTCAAACACCTCGCGCTTGATCAGCATTATGCCAGTGCCAATGCTTCCCACCTCTTCGATTCCAT